CTTGGGTAACAAGCGGGACGCTGAAGCGGTAGCCCACTTGGTCTCAACCCGACAGCTTGTAGCCGGAGGGAAGAGAAAAGTTGCGAAGGCACTTTCAAAGTTCCGCGCAACTACGAGGGAGGCCTTCGTCTTAGACGAGGCCGAACTCGATGTCATACGAGGGACTGCGTCCCAAGTAGGACAGAAAGTCATGAGATTGGCTAAGCCTCTCCCTGACTTTACGGCCCATATCTCGCTAAGCGGATCTGGGTCGCTATCCACCACCGTCAAAGACGGTGGTCGGAGAACTGAGATCCTCAAAGAGGGTATCAGTCTACTGAGAACAAAGTGCCTTAAGGACGGTATTCTCAGACTTCCTTTCGGGGTTACCCTGAGAGAAAGGTCCGGGTACCAACGCTTCCAGTGTTGGTGCCGGGAACGACCATTACCGATCACTGATGTGATGGGTGAGATCGACTTTGATCGGAGCGTCTCGTTAGAGTTCATCCGATTCAACGTCTATGGGGGCCTCGATGAGGCCCTCGGTCGACAAATCTTTGCTGCGGCTGTTTATACGGCTGTACAGCAAGGATATATCGGACACGATGGGGAGTTACTCCGCACCGTGCCCGCACGGTCCATTGCCATTCCGGAACCCGGAGGCAAGGCCCGTATCGTTACCACAACTCCCTGGTGGGTAGTTGTGTTAACGCAACCCGCAGGTCACTGCCTTAGGGAGTGGCTGCGGTTCCACCCAAGCGCAGAAGCTGGGCTTGAGCGGGCAGATCAGGCGTGGTTATACCTTAACCTGATCTCGAAGGTCAAGCCTATCTCAGACGGCTTGGTCCTCTCATCAGACCTCGAAGAGGCTACTGATGCGATCCCCCCCGAGGTAGCAGAAGCCTTACTGAGGGGGTTTACCTCATCCATTGGGATTCAATCTGAGTGGATGAGTCACTCTATAAAACTGGCAGTATCTGCTCGATTTATAGAGACCGGCGCAAACGAATACTTCGTGAAGCGTCGGGGCGTTCTCATGGGAGAACCCATGACGAAGGCCATTCTGACGCTAATTGCATTAGCGGCAGAAGAAAAGGCAATCCGGGATCATCTCGAGTTGCCTTACCAGGCCATCCAGGTTACCTGGAGGGCCTTCGCTGTCGGAGGCGATGATCACATCGCCTACGGACCTATCGGCTATCTCTCGAAGATAACCGACAATCTCAAGAGGTGGGGTTGTAAAATCTCACCTCTCAAGCACACAGTCTCAGCAGAAGCTGTCAAGTACTGTGAAAAGATCCTGCTCCTTAAGGATAGGGATCTTTTTATAAGGCCCAATCAGGTCAATAGATCTGTTGAGTCTTATGACCGGTCTATCTTTGTCGATTCGATAAAGGTCCGGTTACTGTCCCCAATCTCTAAGAGTATTGAGGTACAGGATGACCGAAACATTGCCATAGGCAAGGCTAAGTCATTTGGGCGAACCATTCTATGGATGAATCCAGCGATCTTTGATCGCAAATGGTTACACCTTGTTCGTACTCGCTTCTGCGAGCGTATGAGGCACTACCTGCCTAAGGCAGGTACGCGACTCTACTCCCAGTTAATGCTTCCGCAGGACCTGGGAGGCCTCGGTCTCGGCTTTAAAGACGAGTTACCGAGTCTTATTGCGGCGTCGCCTGAGGCGACGAAGCAATTTGTTGTTAAACTCCTTAGGGGTTCAGCAACAATGCGGGAAAGAATACTTTTCAAAAGTTTCACCCGTAATCTCCCTAGACGCGGAGCGTCTAGGGCCTTAGACCTGCAGCTTTTCTATGATTTGTCTGCAGGGAAACCCGAGCCAATCGCTGATGCGAGGGATCGGTTAGGTATATCAGCGGATACTCCGCTAAGATACCTTACGAAAGAGCTTGCCAGAAGGCATATCTTTACGTTCGAGCGGATGGAGGACGTAGTCTTCCGTCCGATCGTATTCAAGGAGCTCCTCCTTATGGAGGGACCCCCTGATAGCAAGGATCTGTATAATACAGAGCCCTGGAGGTCTCGCTACCAAAGACTTTGGGACGAGACCTTCGAAGAAAATTATGTCCATCAGGACATAAT